CCTGGTGTGGTATATCATTGCGCTTGGTATCACACCAATAACTCCGTTTGATACCAAGCGCAATGATTTCGCTTATGATATCACCTATGTAATTTCTGCATATCCCATAAACAGTATGCAAAGTGAATATTTTCCCAAAAGCAAAATCCGTGGACGCCACAAAAGTTACAAATACTGGTTCACTGGACAGAACACACAGGTTCTTAAATTTGAACAAAAGTTTAATAAGTTATATGCTACAACTTTCACCAATCCAAAAATCTTAACAGATACCAGGATACAAAACAACAGAGAATCACCACCACGAGAATTTCAGGCAGCAGTGGCTGGCAGCAGTAATCAAGGTGCTGAAGGTCAGGCCAACGCAGTGGGTGCATCAGCCGCTGATTACCTGTACAGCAAAACAGACATTGCCAACTGTGAGTTAACTATTGTTGGCGATCCGGCCTGGCTACAACAGGGCGAAGCTGCCACAGGAATCAGTTCAACAAATTATAATTTTAATCCGTTCAATGCTGACGGCTCAATTAACTTTGACGCTCAAGAAATTATTTTTGACCTACAATGGAATCCAGGTGTAGATTATGATTTGACAGGCACTGGATTGGCAAACCCCAATGTTTCTAGCGCACCACAGGCCATTTATACATACAAAGCATCACACTGTGTTAGCAAATTCAGCAGAGGTAAATTTGAACAAAATCTCAAAGGCGTGTTCATTGATCTATTAGATCCAGCCGGTGCTGCCAAAGCCGCAACAGCGGCAGCAAAAGTAGAACGAGCCGATGTGGCCGAAAGTGTGTTTGATCCTGGGGTTCGTCCGGCAGCATTGGAAAATGCAATCGCCACACCAGCACTGCCTGATCAAGCAGAACAAGCAGAACGTAATTACGCTGCCACAGTTCTTGCTAATACTCCAACTGAAACATTAACCAATCCTCCACAAACAGTTAACCCAACACCAGAGCAGGTTGAGTCAACTACTGCGTATCAAAATGCACTGGCTGCAGGTGCAACACCAGAAGAGGCAGCGGTTGTATCACAACAAAGTCTAGGTGCCAACACAACATCACTTGAATCAACTGCCGCGTATCAAAATGCACTGGCCGCAGGTGCAACACCAGAAGAGGCACTGATTGTAGCACAACAAAGCATTGGGCCAGCCGGGACTGCTCCAATCCAACAAATTAATAGAGAAACATAATGTCAGATAATATTATTAGAAATGGTGGCACTGCCCAAAACTACAAACTTGATCGTGGCGGCACGCCAGCAGACTTTGGACCATTTGTTGGCGTAGTAAAAAATAATGTTGATCCTACTAGACAAGGTCGACTACAAGTCTACATTGAGCAGTTTGCTGGACCAGACCCAGAAGATAAAACACTATGGCGTACAGTGAGTTATTGTCCAGGGTTTTATGGATCTACTCCACCGAGCCCTGGCAAAAAAGGCGACACCACCAGCGTTGGTGGATACCTTGACGGTAATCCACAAAGTTACGGCATGTGGTTCACTCCACCTGATGTTGGAGTCAGTGTACTGGTAGTGTTTGCTGGCGGCGACCCAAGTCTGGGATATTACATAGGTTGTATTCCCAACGCAGGCATAACGCATATGGTTCCTGCAATTGGATCAAGCAAGGCGTTTGACCTGCAAAACAGTGATCAAAAAAGCTATTACAATGGCGCCACAGTGTTGCCGGTAACTGAAATCAATCCAAACAATTCTAAAATTGATGATAACCCACAGTTCTTTAACCAGCCAAAACCAGTACACAGTTTTCTAGCCGCAGAAATGTTCCAGCAAGGAACACTTGGCGATACACAACGTGGTCCTATTGGATCAACCAGTCAGCGAGAAAGTCCCAGTGCTGTGTTTGGAGTAAGCACTCCAGGCCGCCCAGTATACCAAGGCGGCCTAACCGAATCTGACATTAAAAAACGTATTGCTGCCGGGTCGATTGCTGCCGCTGATGTCAACGTGATTGGCCGCAAAGGCGGACACAGCATTGTGCTTGACGATGGCAACTTGGAAGGCGACGATCAACTGGTGCGAATTCGCACTGCTGGTGGACATCAAATCACCATGAGTGATGACGGCAACTTCTTTTACATCATACATGCCAATGGCCAAGCGTGGTTAGAATTTGGACAAGAAGGCACAGTTGATGTGTATGCCACAAACTCAGTTAATGTCCGCACTCAAGGCACAATTAATCTACACGCAGACAAAGATATCAACATGTTTGCCGGCGGCACAATCAACATGAAAAGTATGACAGGCACAACGTTAGAAAGTGAACGAACAATAACCTTGGCCAGCAACAATGAAATGACTCTTTACAGCAAGGCCCGTATTGGTGTACGTGCCGACGGCAGTCTCGCCGTGGTCAGCAACAATGGATCTTGGAACGCAGGTGGTGCAATGGTATTGCGAGCCGGTGGAATTGATCTCAATGGCGGATCGGCTGAAAATGTAGAACCTCCTGTTAAATTAGAAAAACGCATAATGCCCGACACTGAATTCAACAATGCAACAGGTTGGCAAATATCGGCCACAGGATTAGAAAGCATTGTGACACGAGCTCCTACACACGAACCATGGCCATTCCACAATCAAGGTGTAGAAGTCGAAGTTGCCATGGAGGAAGGACAGCCGACTACTCCGCCAAACACTCCACCATTGCCATCAGGTTGGGCAGGAACAGTAACAGGTGCGTCAAATGGCTAAGTTTACATTTGCATTGCCAAACGGCCAATTTTTTACACTGGACGGCCCTGCAGGTGCTACACAAGCGCAAGCAGAAAAAATATATCTTGAACAGTTGGCTGCCGGTGCATTTATTGGGCTGAGATCAGGCGACCAGTTACAGCCAATTGAAACAACACTAATACAATTTACTCAATCTCGTCTTGATCGCGGCACAGCAGGTGTTCCAGATACGCCGTTGTTGGCAATTTATAATGGTGGCGTAATATCTTCGTTGCCTGTTCTTGCCAATGTGCCCATTAACAACGGCATCACAGTGGCAGACTATGTGGATCAATCAACTGTGACAGAAGGAATTGGCCCTCTTTCAACATCGCAAGTACAGGCAGTGATGGCAGCCGTTGCAGCCAGTGTGTGTCAACCTGCTGATGTAGTAACCGACGAACTAGGTGTTGGCAAGTATGGACTAAGTGCGCAACAGTTAGAAGACGCTGGGTATTTAAAATGCGGCACCACTGCTAGATTTTTAGGACAACAACAATGATTGGATTAACTGATGTATTGAAAAGTCCCAGCGTATGGACCGGCAAAGATGGAGTTGCCGGTGTTGTAGATTTGTTGAAAAATCCTCCACTACAAGATAAAATACAGTTTGGATTAATGAAGTCTAGTTTTGACACCTTGGTTAAAACTGGAGAAATTGTAACTCCTGGTACAGATTTAAAAGCACCAACTGGCTTGTTATACAATGCGGCTGCAAATGCCGGAAAAAGTTTGATATCTCCCACTGCTGGTCTAGTAGAAGTTCCTAAAGAACTAGGTAGTCTAGCTTCTGGCAGTTTATCTAGTTTAACCGGCGGATTGGCCAATGCGTTAAAAGGAGCAGGAGTTGACTTGGCAACAGGAAAAATTCCTGCAGTAGAATCAGCATTTGCGTCAAACGGGATTTCTGGAGCCGTTGGAGCATTGTCTGGAGCATTATCAGGTGTCACCGGAGCTCTTGGCAGCACAGCCAGTAGTATCACTAGTAACTTAGGCAGCGTGTCGACATTGGCCAACAACGGAACAGCACAACTTGGTGGACTATTGGCCAATGCCAGTAAATATGGAGTTGGCACAGCAGTTGAATGGGCTAAAACTACATCTGGAGCCACTGGTGCGATAGCAGGAATATCTGGCGCACTATCGGGTGTAACCAATGTATTGCCTGGAGACATTGGTGGAGCAATTAAAAGTGCCACAGGCGCATTATCCGGCGCACTCGGTGGTGCCGCCGGAGCATTAACTGGCGCCGCCAGTAAATTAACATCTGGGTTAACATCTAAAATGGATTCGTTGGCCAAACAAGGAGAGTTTGCAGTTAACTTCAGCGACACTAAATTGCCGGCGGCAGTGACTGGTATTGTTCCGGCCGCCGGATTTAAAGGAACCATTGATAGATCTACACTAAATGCGGCAACTGCTAAATTAATTGGCAGTGATAAAATATCATTGCCTGACTTTAGCCCGCAAGCACTTGACACATCTGCACTGACTGCTGCCGCAAGCAAGGCCAAAGGATTACTGGCAGGTGGATTAGATGCAGGTGGATTGCTGGCCAGGGCGTCCGGTGCTGGCGGGTTAGGCAGTATAACAGCGTCAATAAACGGTGCTGTAAGCAGTGCTACATCTGCATTGAGCAGTGTAACAGGCAGTGCAGTGAGCGGTGCGTTGGGTAAATTACCCTATGCAGGAACAGATTCAAACACATTACTAAGACTAGGACAATCGCCTGATCCATTGGCAGCAATCAAAGCTAGATTAGGGTAAATATTACTATGACCACATTTGTAGGATTTAACACAATCAACCAGCCAAAGAAGTTTACACTAGTAGACTTTGAATTGATCAAACGTGACCTGTTGAATGCATTTAACATACAGCAAGGGCAACTGGTTGGACGGCCTGGCTACGGCACAGTGATCTGGAGTTATCTGTTTGAAAATCAAACACAAGATACTGAACGAGCAATCCTGGCAGAAATACAACGTGTGGCCGGGCTAGATCCAAGAATCTATATTGAATCTGCCGAACTATTCCCACAAGACAACGGCATACTGATACAGATTGCACTGACCACAGTGCCAGGACAAACAACACAGTTCTTATCATTGTTTTTTGATCAGCAAAATCAAACTGCGGGCTACGTGTAAACATAAACTGGGTGGTTTATATTCGCGATAAATAATCTACAAGATGGATTATTATGGCAAAAACTACTAGACAAACTGCGGTATTTGGTGTTGAGGATTGGAAAAGAATCTATCAAACCTACCAAGAAGCCAACTTCCAAAGCTATGACTTTGAAACTCTTCGCAAGAGTTTTGTTGACTACATACGACTGTACTATCCAGAAACATTCAACGATTACATTGAGTCAAGTGAATTTATTGCCTTATTAGATGTGATGGCGTTTATGGGTCAAGCACTGGCCTTCCGTACTGATCTCAACACACGTGAAAATTATTTAGACACTGCCGAACGTCGTGACAGTGTGGTTAAACTTGCCAACTTGGTCAGCTACACACCCAAGCGTAACACAGAAGCATCGGGATACCTTAAAGTATTTTCAATTCAAACCACAGAAAACATTGTGGACTACAACGGCATTAACCTGAGCAACATCACTGTTAACTGGGCCGACCCAACTAACTTTGACTGGCAAGAACAATTCACTGCTATCTTAAATGCCGCATTAGTCAACACACAGCGCACTGGCCGTCCTGGCAACAGAACTACCATTAACGGAATTCGTACAGACGAATACACAATCAACTTGTTGCCAGGCTTCTTGCCGGTGATCCCTTACAGTTCTGTTGTGGATGGTGTCAACATGCCATTTGAAGCAGTCAGTGCCACAGCCAGCGGCCGCGGCTATGTATACGAACCTAGTCCACGTCCTAACGGGCAATTTAATG